ACGGTGGGGGGCAACGAAGTCTTGCCGACCTTGCTCAATCGACTTCGGCGCGAGATAGAGCAGGTCAGTGCAGATGGTGCCTATGACACCAAAGAGTGCCATGCGCTCTTGAAGAGGAAAGGAGCCAGGGCAACGATCCGGCCGAGGAAAAATGCCGCGTTGTGGGAGGAGGGTCATCCCCTCAACGAAGCCGTGCTGGCCCTCAAGGCTGGCGAACTGAAGGAGTGGAAACGTGCGTCTGGCTACCATCAGCGTTCAAAAGCCGAGACAGCGATGTATCGTTTCAAACAACTCATCAGCTCGAAATTGAGCCTGAGAAATTACAATGCGCAGGTCGGTGAAGCGCTGGCAGGGGTGAAGGCGATGAACAAAATGACGGTGCTTGGAATGCCAGTCAGGCAGCTGGTCAACTGAGTGGCATAAGCTGCTTGGGGAAAGGCTTCCCGGTTCTGATTTAGTCAACAACGCCGGGTGGAACTGGTTTTTTATGTCTGTTACCGGTTACACCGCCATATCCCATAATGCAGTGCGAGCCAGCGGATCCTCCTGAGCTGCCATCGTAATCGTAAAGATCAGGCCAGCCGAACAACAGGTGTCCTGACTCGTGGATGAAGGTCCCGATAGATAAATTGCTATCCATGTTGGAGATCTGGTATTTGGATGCACAGACCCCATCGGCACACCAGCGGTTCAAGCCACCTTGATGAGGCCATAGGCCCTGAGCCCAGCCACCACCAGTACTGCCAGAATAGAACACATTCAAACCACGAATATTGCCGTTACTATCTTTCGATATGGTCGAAAAGTCGAAGCCTTCGGTATATTCAAGCCAATCCAGCGCTTCGACTATCAACTCTCTTGCTCTGGCACCATAAGTTATCGTGGGGTCTGTGTAGTAGGACTTATATTTCTTGGCCGTATAATATCCAACCACAGTATTGGTATAGTCTAATTTATTACCAGACACGGCACGAAAATAGTCCCGGATTGATTGTGCATTTCCATGGCCTGTGTAACCGATTTGGTTGGTGTAGTTGATGACCTCACTGGGGCGTTGTTTCCCTGGGCGAACAGCTGACCGGCCTCAACGCCAAGATCGAAAAATTCTCGGTAGAAGCTCCGGACCAGCGCCCCGATGCACTGGGCGGCAGCGACACCCACCCGACCGTTTGCTGAGGAACCCTCTGTGAGTCAAACCAAAACCCCGCAGGCTGAGAAGTGCCTGAATCACTACAACGCGTTGCTGGCCAAGGCCTTCAACGTACCCGAGAACGCGTTGGCCAAGCAGTTCTCGGTCAGCGCCCCTATGGAAACCGTGCTGCGCAGCGCCATCCTCGAGTCCACCGAGTTTCTGAAACTCATCACCTGTCTGGACGTGGATCAACTGACCGGCCAGGTGGTGCAGGTCGGCGCCAGTGCCCTGCACACCGGCCGCAAGGTTGAAGGGCGTTTTCGTCGCAAGATTGGGGTCGACGGCAACAAGTACAGCCTGACCGAAACCGACTCCTGCGTGCGCCTGGACTGGAGCACTCTGTGCACCTGGGCCAACGCCGGCCACGAAGGCCAGTTCGTGCAGCTGGTGTCCGACTTCACCAACCAGACCTTTGGCCTCGACATGCTGCGGGTGGGCTTTAACGGTACCCACATCGCCGATGACTCCGATCCGGTCAAATACCCGCTGGGTGAAGACGTTAACAAGGGCTGGCAGCAGCTGGCGCGTGAGTGGAACAAGGGCAGCCAGGTGGTGAAAGCCGCCGCCGGCGACAAGATCTATTTCGACCCGGACGGCCATGGCGACTTCAAGACCCTGGATGAAATGGCCTCTGACCTCATCAACGCCACCATCAACCCGCTCTATCGCACCGATCCCCGTCTGGTGGTGCTGGTCGGTACCGACCTGGTGGCCGCAGCCCAGGCCAAGCTCTACAGCGAGGCCACCAAGCCCACCGAGCAGATCGCTGCCCAGCAGCTGGCCAAGTCCATTGCCGGCCGCCCGGCCTATATCCCGCCCTATTTCCCAGCGAACGGGATGTGGGTCACCACCCTGGCCAACTTGCACATCTACACCCAGCGCAACACCCGCAAGCGCAAGGCCGCCGACAACGACGACACCAAGGGCTTTGAAAACCAGTACTGGCGTCAGGAAGGCTATGCCATCGGCGACTATGAAGCCTTTGGCAGCTACGAAGAGGCCGACGTGGCGGTCGGGGCGCGCCCTGCCGCCCCGCCGGCAGGTACTGACGCGCACAGCGAACCGGAGGCCTAACCATGGCCCTCTCACCTGGCATGCGTCACAAGCAGCAGGTCCAGGCCCAGTTGGGGGCGGCGCAAGCCGCCACCACCGGGCAAGCCACTGGTCTTGTGGCCAACAGCTTGCACCTGCAGCTGATTGCCCTGGAACAGGACATGGCACGGCTCAAGGCGCTGGCCAGGATGAGCGACAAGGTGGCGATGAAACGGAACGAGTTGTTCCCCAAATATCGCCCCTACGTGGACAAGTACCTGGAACTGGCGGCGCTCGGCACCGTGTACCAGAACGCGCTGTTTCAACGCCTGATCGTCTGGGCGTTTGATATCGGCGATCTGGAAACCGCCATCAGCTGGGCGCTGCTGGCTATCGAGCAGAACCAGCGCACCCCGGGCAACATCAAGCGCGACTGGGCCCATTTCACCGCCGACACCGTGTTGGGCTGGGCCGAGGAACAAGCGGCGCTGGGCCATGGCGTCGAGCCCTGGTTCTCCCGGGTGTTCGACAAGGTGCGGGGTGACTGGCGCCTCAACGAACAGGCCACCGCCAAATGGTACAAGCTGGCCGGTTGCCTGCTGCTGCGTGACAAGGACGGGGTACCTCGCCCCAGCGCGCTGGCAGACAACGCCGCCCTGGAGCAGGCCGACCACTGGCTGGCTTTGGCCGAGAAGACCCACAGCAAGATCGGGGTCGGCACCTTGCGCCACAAGATCGCCATGCGCCTGCGAGCACTCAACCCGGAATAACGACTCCCACGCCACCGCGCCCCGGCGGGGATGAGCCTGCAGCTGACCGCTCGCACCGCGCTCAATCCCGTGGCCTCAGGGGCGCCCCAATTGATAGGGCAGCACATGATTTCAGGCAAAAGCATCCGCTACAGCGAGCAGACCATCACCAATGACGGCTTTTGGCCTGACGTGGTGTGTGGCGACTTCGAGCGCCGGCGCGCCCTGCCCGCTGACATGGACAGCGACGCCATCAGTGCGGCCCTGCTGGCGGCCATCAGCGAAATCAACCTGCAGCTGACCCGTCACCAGGCCACCTTGCGAGCCCAGGGCTACACCGAGGCTGGTCAGGTGCCCGGCCCCCGCCTCGCCGGCGGCAACAACGCGCTGACCGAGACTTACTTGGCCGCCGTCTTTGCCCGGGCCAAAGCCATGCTGCTGCCCGAGTTCGCCACGGTCACCGAACGGGACGCCCGCAAAGACATGGCCGAGCGCGCCCCCGATCTGCGTGAGCAACTGCTGGCCGAAAGCCAGCAGCTGGTGCGCAGCATCAAGAACAAGCACCGGGTCGGGGTCTCGATGATATGAGCGAAACCGACGAGGCCCTGCATCCCCAGGGGTATTTCCTGTCAGCCCTGCACAGTGAGCTTGAGCGCGTGCTACCAGCCCGCTGCGCCCGTTCCCTCGACAGCTGGATGGAAGGCGGCACCATCAGCCTGGAACCCAAGGACATGGGGGTCACCGGGATGGATTTGGCCTGGCTCAAATACACCGCCGTGTTTTCCCTGGAAAACCTGCCGTTTCGGGAATGCCGCACCGAGACCCTGCTGGCGGTGCTCGCCAGCTGGGTACAGGAAAACGACCCTTTCCGCGAACGCTTCGCCCTGCCCGATCCCACCTATGACGTGGTGCCCAATGACGAGCACAGCGCCGACCTGGATCTGGAGGTGAAGTTTGCCGAGCCCCTGCGCATCGTGGAAGACCCGGCCGGTGCAATCCGCTGGCTGGATAAGACCTGGACCGTGGCCCCCTTTGAAGTGTGGGTGGCCGATGAAATCACCCTGTCGGTGGCGGGCAGCGCCCGCCCCGTTCACCGCTAACCACGAGACTTAAGGAGCCCGCGCCATGTGGCCTTATGTACAGATCAACAACTTGAACCAGATGCAGGGGCCGGTGACCGAGCTCGAACGCCACCTGCTGTTCATCGGCCACGCCGCCAACAACGCCGGCAAGCTACTCTCCCTCAACACCCAGAGCGACTTCGACAAGCTGTTGGGTGATGCCGCCAGCGAGCTGAAAGCCAACCTGCAGGCCGCCATGGCCAACGCCGGCCAGAACTGGAGCGCCGGCGCCTATGTGCTGCCCGCTGAAATGGACTGGAAAGACGCGGTACGTGATGCCCAGAAAACCCAGTCGTTTGAGGGGGTCGTGGTACTGGGGCAAGCGTGGGACGAGGCGAAAATCAACGCCGCCCACGCCCTCAACCAGGAGCTCATCGCCAAATGGGGGCGCTGGCAGTTCATGCTGCTGGCCGTGCCAGGCATCGTCTCGACCGCCGAGGGGGGTCAAGACTGGAGCGAGTACGAGGGGACGCTGGCTGCCCTGCAAGATGGCATCCGAGCCGATTCGGTGTCTTTGGTACCGCAGCTGTGGCCGAACCTCGCCGGCGCCTATGCGGGGCGCCTGTGCAACCGGGCAGTGAGCATCGCCGACAGCCCCTGCCGGGTGAAGACCGGCGCCCTGGTCGGCCTTGGCAACAAGCCGGTGGACAAGGACGGGATCCCGCTGCCACTGGCCACCCTGCAGACCCTGGAGCAAAACCGGTTCTCGGTACCGATGTGGTACCCCGATTTCGACGGTACCTACTGGGCCGATGGCCGCACCCTGGATGCCGAGGGTGGCGACTACCAGGTGATCGAAAACCTGCGCATTGCCTACAAGGTGGCGCGCCGGATGCGCTTGCGCGCCATCGCCCGTATCGGGGATCGCTCGTTCAACTCCACCCCGGGCAGCACCGCCGCGGCCATCACCTACTTTGGCAAAGATCTGCGCGCCATGGCCAAGGCGACCACCATCAACGGCCAGCTGTTCCCAGGTGACATCGCGTCCCCCCAGGATGGTGACATCCGTATCCAGTGGACAGCCAAGAATCTGGTCTCGGTGTTTGTGGTGGTGCGTACCGTGGACTGCCCCAAGGGGATCACCGTCAACATCCTGCTCGATCTGAGCCTCAACAACGGGGAGGGTTAACCCGTGACCAAACGCTTTTCCGGTATCAACTTCGACACCACCCTGATGGGGGCCATGGTTCACGTCGAAAAGGCCAGCCTCTCCATCACCGACAACAGCGCGGTGGCGCAAACCCGGGGCATTCCCGATGGCTATGTGGATGGGGATGTCGCCGCCGAGTGTGAATTCGAGCTCGACACCAAGAACCTCAAGCAGCTGATCGCCGCCGCCAAACGGGCCGGCAGCTGGCGCGGGATGGAGCCGGACGATGTGCTGTTCTACGCCAGTACCGGCAGCGAGGAAATCAAGGTGGAAGCCTTCGGCGTCAAGCTGAACGTGGCCGACCTGCTCGACATCGATCCCAAGGGCGGCAGTAAGGCCGTACACAAGGTGAAAGGCATCGTCACCTCTCCCGATTTCATCCACCTCGATGGCGTGCCGTACCTCTCCAAGGGGCGTTGTTGA